TCAAATAGCCCGCAGGTTCGTATTCAAGATGACCGGAAGCAACTAAGGCTCTATCGTTAGCAAATACAAGACCACCACGATTCAAATCACTTACTTGCATTATTACAACACCTGCTCCACCCATAGAACCTGGGGCGGAAATATTTGCAGTATCCCCTTGATAAATGAAATCAACTGAATGAATTTGAAGTGCTTGACGATCTCCAACATCAACATATGACCCAAGGTCAATGGTTGCGAAGGTGTCAGTATTTGTTGCAGTTAGCGTTATTCTTTCTGTTAGGGTAAACATATTTGTCTTTTTAGTAGCCATAATTATCACGGAGGTGGAGCGGGGTTTTCTCTGCTAGTTAAACGTCAGACTAGTTCCCCACTCCAAATAACCCTATCATTATCGGTCTTTAAGCATTTGCAGTCCCATCTCCGCGAGCGAAGCGAGCCAATCAGCACGCCACCATTCTCCCCGACCACCACCCCAATGGTAAAGCCCCCACTATTAGGGGTTTACCCATGTTTTTTTTTAACATACATACATATATGATGTGTTCGTAGGAGTTTCATGCGGAACAAAATGATAACGCTTGACCCAACTGCTTACGAATATGCTTCACAAATGCCTAACTTTAGCGCATTTGTACGCAAACAGATCGCACTTCATATGGCAGGTGAGACAGTAGAAGATGCTGTACGACAAAGAAACTTCTGGAAGGCCAAATACGAACAGAAATTAGCCGAATGGACTGAGGAAGTGAAGAAGTGAAAGTTCTGGATCTCTTTAGTGGACTCGGTGGATTCTCTGAAGCATTCTTGCGAGCAGGAGATGAAGTTGTTCGAGTAGAAAACAATCCTTTGCTTTCAGAAGTTCCATACACTTCGATTGAATGTGTACGCCAGGTGCGAGACAGATTACTTGAGTACAAACAAAAAGGTCATGCGATCCGTGATATTGATGTTGTTCTTGCATCTCCACCATGTTATGAATTTAGTTTAGCGTATGCTGCTCCCCGGGTGCAAGCCCAAAGGAATGGTGAAGAATGGAATCCTTCACTCGAGTTGATAGAAGTTACTTTGGAAATTATAAATTTAATTCAGCCCAGGTATTGGATAATTGAAAACGTAGTTGGATCTGCAAGATACTTCAAACTACTAGGCTTAACCCCACGCCAGGCGCATCGACCATACCTATTGTATGGAAACTTCCCAATGTTTGCAAAACCTAAACTACCAAGAAAACAAGATCATGATTCTTACCATGGTAATCCTTTACGCGCAAATATTAGAGCGATGATTCCGCTTGAGTTATCTCAAGCAATAAGAGAAGCAATTGTTTGTCAGAAGTCTATACTCGAGTATTAGATCCAAAGCCAAGCCATCAAAACATAATCTGCAACAGTTGCTCCAGCAACCGTGACCAATGTAGCAATTGAAAGAAAGATGTTGAACTTCATCAATGATTCCAAAGATGTTTCTTTTGCTTCTTTCTTTTCTTGTCTAGCCATTAGCCATTCGGCAAATCTTGTAGTTGGTGTTTTCTTTTCTTCAATTGGGTTTTGTTCTTCGGTCATATTTTCATTCCTCCGGGTTGATAGGTTAAATTGTAACCTAAATATTCTGCATTATCTTTAGCACTTGTTTGGCCTGTATATTGATCCTTTCCAACGACTTCACCTTCTGCAATCAATACACCAGCTTCATATTGCAATTGAATAATACGAGAGCCAATTCTACCGGGCCAAGGGACAGGGACTGGAAGTTCTGGGAACACATAATCAAAAACCTCTTCTTCAGTAGGCAATAGACTATACAAGAAAGGAATCATACTAATCCTCATCGTATCTTTGTTGGAGATCGTAACTGCGCTTAAGTCTCATAAGATATTGATATTCTTGTTCTGCTTTAGCATCTACCAATACTACTGCTCGAGTTCCCGGTAGAGTAATTCCAGTTAATGTTGAAATTGGTGCTGCACCTAATACCTTGGAGTTTACACTTACATATACTGAATAATACAATCGATCTGAAGCAGTTGCGCTCATCATACCATGTGCGTTTCGCCCAAGTAGTTGAAGAGATGAAGACCATGCAGCAGTGTCAACAGTTGCTCCCCATACGTCTTGTTGGGCTAAAGCGCAGTTTTGAGCACTCATTGTATCTAATGCAAATCCGGGTCGCAATGTGGTTAAACTCATTGGTATATCTGTGATGTATAGAAAGACTTCTATTTTATCGCCTGCGATAGCATCAGTAGCAGTAGGAATAAAAGAATAATCGATTTTAATGTTTTTAATGAATGTAGTTTTTTCATCCATAGAAAGACCTGCAAGATCGATGTAGTTATTCAAACTGTACGCCCTTGCAATATTTGCAGAAGGGCTGTCTATTTCCCAATTACCCAATGAAGAACCATCCCAAGTAACACCGTTGTAGGATAGCGTCAAAAGTTCTGTTTGTTTTGATAGAATTTTCACTTTAACGACCTCTTTCTTTCAGGGGATCTCTTCCATGACTTTGCTGCTCTCTTGAATAATACTTGATGGCTAGAACGTGGATGAGCCTTCTTTAGCGTCGAGAGTTTCTTTTTCATATATTTATTATAGGCGCTTGGTGCACGCTTTACTTTCTTAGCAACAGACTTAGCCTTCTTTGCAGTTGACTTAACCTTACTAACTGTTTCTTTACCAGATTCCCCAAGTTCTTTTATTTCCTTGAGCAATCTAATAACTTCATCAATAGACACTGAGTCCACCTCAGTTGTCAGCAGCCGTTGATTGGATCGCAATTGCCATGAAGTCTTTTGCACCTAGGGAAACAATCGAACAATTTACTCGAGCAGTAATGTTAAGAGAATTTCCTACTAGGGAGGTTGTTCTTGCTGTAAGATATAATTGGTCATTGACAACGAATCGCCCATCATCAGAACCCTTTCCGAAATTGTCTGGATACAAATCTGTTGCATTTGTCAAATAGCCCGCAGGTTCGTATTCAAGATGACCGGAAGCAACTAAGGCTCTATCGTTAGCAAATACAAGACCACCACGATTCAAATCACTTACTTGCA